ACGTGACATGGCCGAACACCCGGGGCGTGGGTGGAGACGTGACGGTCACTTACGTCGCCGGTGAATCGTCGCGAACGGCAGTGGACTACAGCATAAGGGCCGCCATCAAGGCCTACGTTCGCCACAGGTACCATATGCGGGATTGCGGGAACGAAGAGATGTTTGCGGTGTTGGACTCAATCGTCAGCCCGGTTCGCGCGGTGCAATATGCCTAGTTGCTGCTCACCCAACGTCCCGAGGTTTACGCGGCGGATCAAGATTCAGTCTGCGAGCACCTCAACGGACGGCGAAAACACAGAGACGATGTCGACGCTCGCAAGCAACGTACCGGCCGAGATCAAATACAACGGCGGCAACGAGTCGCGACGAGGCGACCAGCTGGCCAGCACGGGCACGCATACGGTGCGGATCATGTATCGCACAGGGATAGTCCCCACGATGCGGCTCGTGACTGTGGACAAGCCCGAGAGCGAGACGCTACACGTCTTGCATTCGAGCATTGACGACGAGCACGGCCGGTACTTGCGGATCGTGGCAAAGACGGATCAATCATGAAAACGTCACATCACGCGAGCGACTGGAAAGGGGTCCGTCTCACTGGAGATAGGGAGCTTGACCGCGCGTTGGCAATGCTTCCTGATCGGATGCAGCGCAAGGTGATCAGGGCGGTAGTGGCGGCCCAAGCATCTGTATTTATGCGGGAGGTGCGCCGGCGTGCCCCGACGCGATCCAGAAAAGAGACCTACACCAGCAAGACAGGAAAAACACGTCGCCGGTCGATTGGCCTACGGCGGTCGATCACAAAAAAGGCCTGGTCAAAACCCGATAAGGGGATGATCGGGCAGATTGTAGGTGCGAGGTGGCCCGAGGGAGCACACGCGCACCTGGTGGAATATGGGCACTGGATGGTTACGCACGATGGAAACACGGTCGGGCTCGTGAGAGAGCAGCCATTCCAGCGGCCAGCCGAGGCTGCCGCGCAAGGTCGCATGCTGAGCAGAGGTGCTCAGGTTGCGAGATCAAAGATACCTGCTCTTGCCGCAGATGTGCTGGCGCGGGCAACTCGCGGATAAAAAAAGTGGCGGACATACAAAAGGCATTGCGGCAGTCGTTGACTGGCGAGTCCAGCATAACAGCTCTGCTTGTTAGCGCTACTGCTGTGCATTACGACAAGCTGCCGCCCGGCAGGGACGAGGACATTTTGCCGGCGATCGTGATCAGACAGATTACGGGCGAGGATCAACGGCACTTGCTCGACGAGGCTTCTTTGGCGCGCACAACGATACAGGTGGACTGCTACGCACTGGGCCGCGTTTCTTGCAACGCCTTGGCCAAGGCCGTCAAAGACTACGCAGACAACTTTGGGGGCGGGACGCTAGGCACTGGGGGCAATCAAGTCACCGTTTCGCAGATCTACGCCGAGCCAGCAAACGACGGAGTTGACTTTCCATCGGACGGATCGCAGGAGACCCGACCGATTCGATCTCGTGACTTGATAATTTGGCACACGGCCGGAGGATAAATGCGATGGCAGACATTGGAGATGGCGCAACGTTTACGATGTCCGGTTGGGCGGGCAGTATAGTGTCCATGAACTGGACAGGGGTCAGCCGGGCGGCGGTGGACATCACGCACTTAGGGACGTCTGCGGCAAAGGACTATATGCCGGGCGATCTGTACGACGGCGGCGAGCTGGAGATAACCATGCACCGCGACCCCGACGTTGAGCCGCCATTCACGGCGGCCGCGGCAACTGGCACTGTGACGCATCCAGTTCCGGCAGGCAGCTCGTCTGGCGCGACGGCAGCCGCAACTATGTTCTTGCAAAATTGGGACCCCGGGAATATTGCGGTCGACGAACTGATGCTCTCCACGGTGACATTCAAAATCAAGGGTGCGCTAACTTTCGTGAATGCCTCCTAATATGCTGATCGAGCTTACACCCTACCCTAGCGGTCTCGCCGAAGACGCGGAAGTCAGGGACCGATTGCAGCAGGAGAACGTCTTGTGCGACGGTCGCCGCGTCGGGTATCGGTGCACTAGATCAGGTGTCCTATCTCTCTTGCTGGCGAGAGCGCACCGGTTAAATGCTCGAGAGATCCAGGCGGTGCGGGAGTTTGTACGATTGGTAAATTTACCGCTGGCGGACTTTTTGTTGGCTGCGATTCCAAGCGTTGGGTTTGGCGCCGGGCTCATCAAATTGGAGACAGCGGCAGACCTGCGTGTGGCTGCCGCAGCTTGGAAGGATGGCGGCTGCCATGGCGAGGCGTCCGCATGCCTGCACAGGGCAGCGGAGATGGACGAAACCAAAACAGGGGGTATGCCAGGTGTCGTTGGTCGATCTGATTAACAGTGTCCGCAACCGAGAAATAAGGGCAGCAGTCGTTGCGGGCGAAACGTACTACGTGAGGGAGTTGTCAGCCGCTCAAGTGGGCATACTGTCGGATGCCCCACGGCATCAGTTCGCTGCGAAGGCGATCGGGATGGCACTATGCGAAGAAGACGGCACAGATATCGAAGTGAGCGAGCACCAGATTGACGCACTGTCGAGTGGTTCATCTCGGATGCTGGGCCCCATATACGACGCGGTGGCCGGGATCAGTGGCCTGGAAAAGGACGCCGTTGAGGAATCGGCAAAAAACTCGACAGCGACGGACTAGCCAAGTTTTGGCTGCGTCTGTCTCTGATCTATAGGATTCCGATTGGACAGCTTCAAGACTCAATCACCGGCAGGGAATACGTGACGTATTTGGCCGCAGATCGTCTGGGCCTGTTGCCAGACCCGAGCCAGGACCCTATTGACCTTTTGGCCGCAGTCGTCAATTACAGCGGCAACGCAAGCAAGCCGATGGAAGCCCAACGACCACGCGAACCACGCGAGCAAACACAGGAGGAGCAGCAGAGGATACTGCGGAAACAATAGCGCCCTCGTGCCCGACGTGAACAAATGCCTGTAATCGGAAAACTCGCGACGCTAGTTACGGCCCAGACGAAGCCGTTTGAGAGTGGCATGGCGCGCGCAAAAAAGAGTTCGGGCGGATTTGTGAAAAGCATCAATTCCGCCACCGCCCCGGTGGCCAATTTCGTCAGGGGCCTGGCTGCGGTCGGTGTGGCAGGAGTGACTGTTAGCGGCGCCTTTCGGTCGATGACCGAGGAATTCGACCGGCTCGAGAACACAATAGACGTGGCCGACAAGCTCGGGGAGTCAGCCACCGCGCTGGGAGGCCTCCGCGAGGCGGCCCGTCTGACCAGCGTCGGCGCCAACACGCTGGACATGGCACTGCAGCGGATGACCCGCAGAATCAGCGAGGCGGCTGCGGGCACGGGCGAGGCCAAGGGTGCCCTCAAAGAGTTGGGGTTGGACGCAGGCCGGCTAAACCTGATCGGGCCGGCGGCTGCATTCAGCGAAATCGCGGACGCGATCAACGCAGTGCAGAATCCTGCGGATCGCCTTCGCCTGGCATTCAAGCTGTTTGATTCCGAGGGTGCAGAACTGGTACGCACACTCGCGCTGGGGTCTGATGAATTGCAACGGATTGCGGATCATGCGCTAAGGACTGGCAAATCGCTTTCTGAAATCGACATTAAGCGAATGAACGATTACGCGGCCGCAACTAAGACTCTCGCTAGCGCGTGGTCGTTAGTGAAAACAGAAATCACGCTTGCCGCTGCCGGCGTCGCGGACTTCTTGCGACGCAGTACCGAGGTTGTTGCCGGGCCTGGCGCAATCCAGGGGGCCTGGCAGGGAATGAAAAGGACCCTGACTTTTGACTCTCGCGGCGCACGCCAGGCAGCATCCCGCCCCGCTGGTGCGGCGGCGAAATCTGCGGCAGAGGCCAGGGAAGCCAAAAGGCAGGCCGCGCTAGACGATGCGTTGAAGACTTACGAGAAATCCTTGTCGAAGCTGGAGGCGCTTGGGCGTGAGGCGGATTCGATTCGTCGGTCGGTGCGTACTCCCCTTGAGACATTCCGCGACACGATGCGCAACCTAATCAAGCTCCGCGAGGCCGGCGCCCTGAGTGATGACACGCTAAAGCGGGCGGGAATCAAGGCGGCAAAGTCGTTTGCGGACGCGACGAAAAAGCCATCAATCGGCGCGCCGGGCGGCGTGGCGGCGACCAAGCGAGGAACGGTAGCCGATGCGTCTGCGACCCGCGCCGCGCTAAAGACACAGCACGAGATTGCGAGGAACGCAAAGGAATCGCTCGAAGAGTCTCGTCGGCATACCGCGTTGTTCGAGGAGATGGTTACGGAATTGAAAAAGCCCGACACGAAAACGGTAAGCTTCTGATATGGCAGTGACATCGGCGGAAGAATACAGCGTCCACGGGACTCGCGGTAACGACGGATACACCTACGAGTCCGTCTACCAGGTGCTGACTGACAACGACGATGACGGGCCGGTGACAGTGCACAACCACTTCAAGAGCACGGCAACGTTGCCATGGCGTGGCGATCAGTTCATGTTTGGGAACGATTCTGATACGACATCGCTATGTATTTCTGTGGTTGCCAAACGACCTGAACGGCAATCGAGACGCCTGTGGCATGTGACGTGTAACTTCGGGCCGCAGAATCCCTCCCTGGATGAAGAGCAAGACGAAGCCGGGAATCCTACCGACGATCCTTTGGAGTTTCGCCCGGTACTCACCTCGTCGAGGATGTTCGTTCCACGCGTGGCCGAGCGGGCAAAATATCTGGAAGGCTACCAGGAAAACGACCCGACGGATTCTGGATCCAGACTAAAGGCGATCCGTGGCGGCGTGACTCCGATGAACTCGGCATACACGCCTTTTGATCCGCCAGCTACGATTGATCATGAAATCCAGATCTGGCGATTGAGATTTAACACGGCCCAGATACTGAGCAAGAAAGACAACCAGGCGGGGTTCGTGATCGAGGACAAATGGGCGATAAACATCTTCAGGGTGGTGATCGCAAACCCATCATTGGGCGGGCTGGACGTATTCCAGGCGGATCGGTACGAGGCAAAGGTGACAAATGTTGATTTGCAACCGATGATCACGAATGGGATCGCGCACTGGCAGGTAGAATACGAATTCGCAATTGACACCGAAACGTGGCGCCCCGAATACGCAGACCGAGGCTATGACGCGAGGCTGTCAGAAACGAAAGACCCCACGGGAAAAGGCACCACGCTGGGCAGCGAAGTTTCTCGACGATGGGGTGGCGGAACGCCGGCCGATACTAGATAAGTTTGGCCGGCGGATATCGTCGCCAGTAAATCTAGACGGCAATGGGCAGCCGCAGGTAAAGTTGCCAGGCGGCGGAATGCCCCCGACTGTTTACGGGCGCTGGTCACTCGACCCGGAGAAAGAGGTGCCGATGCTCGTGCAGTACTTTGCGTTGGCGCAGTCTGGTTTCATCATCCTCAATCCACCCTAGGACGACGTCATGGCTGTGATTAGATTCCCAACGGATGTGCGGGTCGAGGGGAACTTACAATCCGACTCGATGTCTTTGCCGACTGGCTCTGTGTCAGACACGCACGTGGCTGCCGCAGCCGGAATCGACGCGGACAAGATCGAGCACAATCGATATGCGCAGTCGAACTTTGCCCTGGCCATTGGCGGCACTCCGGTTGCCCGCGAAGAAATTGTTTTCGTTGCGATGAACTCAGGCACTCTCCGTGGATTCCATGCCGGGCTGAATGACACTGGCTCCTCGACAAATGTCAACTTCGATCTGAAGAAAAACGGCACAACCGTTCTGTCTTCGGCGATCAATGTCACGCATTCCGACGCTGACCGATTGGTGAAGGACGCGACTCTGTCGGTGACGTCGTTCGTGGCTGACGATGTCTTTTCGATGTCCTTGGCCGTCACTTCATCGACTGGCGCGCAGGGGCCGTTTGCGCGTGCGTACTTCGACGAGCAGCTAGTGTAGTTCCATGCCGATCAAACCAAGCGAGCCGGTTAACCTGACCGCAGGAACAGTTGCCAAGCTGCGCGAACTGTACGATCGTCAGCAGTTTGAGATTAGCCACGTGCGCCGGCGGCAATTGCATTTGGATTCGCGGGGCGATGACGTCGAGTTTGAAATCGCGAAGACAGATGGTAGCGGCGTGCCCGCCCGCTCTGGCGACGTTCCCGGTTCGGGCGTGGTCTCTATCTACACGATCCGCCAGAACTCTGCGACATCGACGCTGGATCTTACCTCGGCCGGATACACGGAAACGGTTCTCAATCTGGCTGGGACTGCGGTGGGTGCGAATAAGTGGGTCACGATTAAGTTGCACCAGAACTCCGGTCAGTGGCTCGTCGACTGGGAAGATTGCTAAATGCCGAAGAAGCACGGGCCGGGGGTGCAGATGCTGCGGGTGCGTGTGCACAGACTGTTCTGGCAGCGTGCCCGAGTTCCTTTTTATTTCGCTGACGGGCGTCACAAACGGGACCTGTGCTGACTGCACGGACCTTAATCGCGAGTGGTGCCTTCCCTGCACGGGAGCGTGCGAGTGGGAGCTGAGCACAACGACGGCGTGCTACGGCAATATCACGCTGCGGGTGCAGCTGGTCGACACGGGCGGTAGCTACGACCTTCGCTTTCGGATCACGGACGACTCAAGTAGCAACTTTGGCGAATGGCAGACTACGCTTGGCGCGTCGAAGCCCGACTGTGCCGCGTGGGCCGCCAAGGCGCTATCCATCGGCACCGATACGCTCGGGAGTTGCAACTTCGCATCGTCGACGGCTGAGGTTAGCGCGAACTGCAACGGGGCGTGCGACCCGGGCGACGGTTCCAGTGGTGTGTGCGCCGGCGGCGCGCCTGCTCAGTTCAAGGCGGTGCTTACGATTCCGCCTGGCCTGGTGTGCATGGGCACGCAGCATCCGGTCACGGGCACGTATTTCTTGCCGGTGGGATTCTGCGGCAACTCGTTTGATTTTGACGTTGGAGGTGGCAGCGGAGCGTGCGTCAGCAGCTGCTGCTATAGGACGCCTACGACGGTGGGCGTGGCTTGCCCAACTACGGGGATTCCGGCCGGCACAGTCACCCTGCAACTGAAGATTTGCCAGGACTCAGACGGGAACTACAAGCTTGGCGTGCGGCTGGAGTACTTCCAGGGGCTTTTTAATTGCCAGACCGCGACCTGGGTGCACGACTACGGCGCAACAAAACCCGACTGCAATGCCATCGCCGGCCTCAGCGTTCCGTTTTTCGGCGTGGAACCTGGAGCCAACAATTGCCAGTCGATCGGTGCGAGTCCGACAGCGGTGGTAACTGCTGCATGAATTTGGTGGAATATCAGTGCGATCGCTGTGGCTGGGTCCCTCCTGTGCCGGTCTACGAGCACGAGTTGCCTATCCACCACGCGTGCGAGACGTTCGGTCTGGGAGACGTGATCGCGTGGGTGGCCAAGCGTTTCGGCGCGACACCACGTAGTGGGTGCGGGTGCGAGGAGCGCAGACGCTGGCTAAACGCTTGGCTATCATTTGATTGGTTGCGGAAGTGGCGGCGGCTGACGATAACACGGAGTCAGGGGGCCGGACCAATGGCAAAAAATCGCAAGGCAGTGGCGACGGGTGTGATTGGCGGGCCTTTGGCCGTCGTGTTGGTCTGGTTGATTCATGTTGCTGGCTATGAAATCCCGCAAGAGGTGGCGGCGGCAATCGCAACGCTGATCAATGTGATCGTGGCCGCGGTGGTCAAGGATGAGGTGTGACATTATCGGCGGCGCCGCTGCAATTTGTTGCCGCGATCAAGCCACAGATAATATTTCCGCGTAGCTTCTCGCCGGCGTCGTCCGCGTGCTGATATCGCCCGCGACAGCCACACTCGCTCCCGCCACCGGCACACAGAGCCGATCGGCCGAAGGAGCAACAATACGATGCGGCTGAGGATCACCTGTCATCAGTCCGGATCGCGTGGCCTGCGGCTACCATTTCGTCGTTGAGGTTTTGATCTTGCAGCCATATTGTGGCTAGCCACCGACCGTATTTGCCCTGCCGGTCTCGGTGCGTTTCGACGACGACGGCGTTGCCCGGGTGGAGTCGATCGCTGAGCCATCGCTTTGCCTGGCGGCCCTTGCTCCGTTGGCTCTCTGGCCCGGTGCGTGTTTCCGCCGCGTCGATTCCGACCATCCGCAGTGTGACATTGTGCGCCCACACCCGTAGGCCTAGGTCAATGTCTGCCCGCACTGTGTCGCCGTCTACGACTCGCCGGATGATTGCGTGGTACCGGTATCTGCAAATCACGGATTCGAGGGCCTTTGCAACAGGCGGTCGATTTTTCCTTCCAGCCGGTCGAGCCGGCCAGTTAGCGATTCCTGCAGGGAATCAAATTCCCTGTGGTCCACTGCCCCCTGGTGAGGTTGTGACGCGTGTATCTGCCACGCGCCCAGACCCACTGTGGCACAGGCACCGACTGCTGCGACGATTGAGCCGAGCAGCCACCTGTGCGTGACGTATTTGTCGCCGTTGTTCTGACTCACTTTCTTTCTCCGCGCGCCACAAATCCGAGGAAACTGCAAGTCTACTCTTAGGCCCTCGCACGCGGTCTGTGCAGGGCGTCAAGGCTGGCCGCGCACCACCGCGGCCGGCCTTTTATAATGATAAGCGAATTCGCTTTCTTTAAGTCCTATATTCACCGTTACCTGGACAACAACGCGCCACGGAACGAGGGCCGTTACACGAATTTTGTTACATAACTCGGTGTAACCCGTTCTCCGCGCGTGTCGCCCTGGCCTGTTAAACCCTGTTAAACCCTGTTAAACCCTAGTGAACGTGTGGGATAGCGCGTGGGGAGAACGTGGAAGTTGATCGGTGGTACTGGCGATCCGGAGAAGCGGACGGATACAGCCAAGTGGGATCACGTTTGGAAACTGATAGTCAAGCACGAGGCCCAGACAGGGAAGGGCATCGATCAGAAAATCGCCAATGAGCACAACAAGATTTGCGCGGCAAAAATAAACGACCGGACAGTGCGAGAGGATCAACGCCAAAAAAATTGGTACAGATCAGGTACGAATACAAACGTAAGCAAAAAAACGCTACAGCCCTCTTGAAACAGGTTCGGAAATTATGCGTTTCCGAACATTTCCGAACCGTTCTTTTCGCATCAGATTTCGTCTGAAAACGTAGGCTCCTCGCGCCTTCTAGGTTCGGAACTCCACACTTCCGAATCTTATCCTGCCAACTCCCCGCCAAACAATGAGGTTAGTCACACTGCACTAACCGATGGAGGGAGCATGCCAAGACTTTTCACCACCCGTGACGTCGCGGAGATCTTAGGAATCGAGACGTGGAGAGTTCGCCGGATCTTCGAGGACGGAACCGTTCCGGAACCTGGCTGGTTCGGAGGACGGCGTGCCATCCCGGGATCACTCATCCCGATAATCATCGACGCGTTGAGACGCCGCAATTGGCTCCAAACCGAGGAGTCATTGTGAGAAGTCGTCAGCTCTTTGAAGTGTTCGAGTTTCTTGTCGATCAAGAGTTGCAGCCGGCCGATCTCGACCGGGCTCTCGCTCAATTTTTGCTTCGATCCCTTTCTGCGACCCCGACCGGCACGGACTCCGCCGACGTGGTCTCCAACCAGGAGTCCGAGGAAAGCACTCCAATGGAAATGCAATCTGAGGTTGGTGCCGGAGGTCCGGAGAAATGTTCCCACAGTGGGGACATTTAGACCCGGCAAAAACGCAACAAACCGCGTCCTGGCAAGTCCGCGGCTTGTTGCTGTGTTTCGGTCCCGACAAGGAACTAGGAACCAATCACATGATTTCGAATTTGGCGCAAGTTGTCAATTGCAACGAAACACCACATGACTTGGAAGAAACGCTTCAACGGTTGGCAGACCGCGGTTGCAACCCAGTCGAACTGGACGGCGGCATTTACCGGGCCGACTGTCCAAAGTGCGGCAGGAAAGGTCGACTTCGAGTCCACGGTCTACGACGAAGACTGGAAGTGCAAATCATTCCAGCAGTGGATCTTCTGGGAGCTGCGCGACGGTCATCTTCAGGTCATTGACTGGCGTTGGGCGCGAAAGCAGAGAGTCCAGTTGATATGGTAGACCATCTCGTACGCATCGCCGTTGTCGTAACGCTCCACCTTGCCCGTCGCCAGAAACCCCATGTCGCGAAAGAACAACTGAGCGTCGAGGTTGTATTCAGACACGGTCACCACAATTGATGTGCGCCGCTCGGGATTCAACTTTTCGACCATCTGCTCGACCATCTGCTCGCCAACTCCGCAGCGACGTATGTTCGGATGAACCGCGAAGTTCAAAAGTTCGAGGCCTGACCGTTTGAGGTCGTAGATCATGAACCCGACAACGTGCTCGTCGTGCTCAGCAACCATGCCTATGCAGTTGCGCCGCCTAAGATTTTGAATGAAATCATCTCTCGTCCACGGGAAGGGATAGCACGACTCCTCGATCTCGAGCACCTCCGCCATGTCACGCCGAATCAACCAGCGAATGTGCACCGACACTTTGTTGAGTACGTTCGTCATGGTTACTCCGTCAGCGCTCATGTGCTCATCTGACATCCGATTGCGCACGCTCGCTGTCGAGGGCGATACGGATCGAGGTCGCGACGCTCAGCCCGCCCGACGGAGAGATTGGGCGCGGCGGACCGTCGTCTTCTAGCCAGTCCAGGACCGCGGCGCAGACTGCCGCGGAGCGGCTCATCTGGCACGCTCTGGCGTCGAGCCGCTCTAGCAGCTCCTGCGGGATCGACACAGTGACGACTCTGGCTGGACCCAGTGCGTTCTGGGGTCGGCCAGGCCCCCGTTTCTTAGTTTCGGATTCCGTTTTCATGCAGTCCGTTTTCATGCAGGCATTGTGGCTGGATCTGTGGTCGTGTCGATCGTCACCGTGTGGTACGGACACGGCACGGGGTGTCCGCACTGCAGTCCGGGAACGTCACGGTCTGGTGTAGTGCAATGCATCAGCGTGTCTCCCATGAACGGTGGTCGCGTGGATTCGAGTTCAGCATCCGTCGATGTCTCATGACGTTCTTTACGAGAACTGGCTGAGGTCGCTTTTTAGAGAGTAATCGTGGACGCTGGTCTGGCCATACGAATGGGTCGGGGCCTTCCTGCTCGTCAGACTCCTTCACGCTCTCAGTAAAGGACACGACAGTCGCGGTGGTCGGCACGTAGTAGCATTCATCGTATTCGTCGTAACCCCAACTATCAGTGCTTGTCGTGTACCCGCACCGAGGGCACCTGTGACTCTCACCTGCCATAGACACTGCGATCATCGTTTTCTCGTGCTCGCGAGGTTTGGGTACGCCAGCAAGAAGTCCTCGAACGGGATCGCCTTGCCTTGATGCAGGGCCCGAACGTTCAGGTCCTGGAATTGTACTCCCTGTGGATCGACCCACACATCGCTGACTAGGTCGTAGCCACAAAAAAATTATTAACCAAACGACAGATTGTTGTTGACGCCACGCCGCCCGCCCGATAAGTTAATAAGGAATTAAGGAATGGCACTAACCCGGGGAAATGAAATGGCCAAGAAGCACGCAGCATCAATGGAAATCAACGGCGTACAAATCGAAGTCCAGGCAATCCTGGTCCCGAATCACCGCGACGACACCTGTCCAGACATCTCGGCCGAGCCGGTCGTGCTAGACAGCCTGTCGTGGGACGCGACCGAGGTAGAGCGCCTCGCCAACGAGATCTCGCAGAAATACGGTTGCCGCCGCGGCGAAAAGAGCGATGCCCTGTGGTGTCTCTCGAAAATGGACACGGCCAGCAGAATCTTCCGCGAGGCCAGGACGGCCGCGGCCAGGACCGCGCAGCACCGGAAGGACGCCCGCCAGTACAGTCGCGACCTATCCTAGAGGATCTCCCGAGCCCCCCCCCCACAGAGCGAGTTGAGAAATGCACGAGCGAGTGACACGCACGGTAGCCTATGGCTGGATCGAGACCACACTGCGGGCTGAGGTCGGCGACGACGACGGATGCGGGGAGGCTTGGGCCCGCGTCGAGGATTTGGACGGCGGCGTATGGTATGCGTCGCCGGCCGCGATCGCCGAAATTTTGGGCCAGGTCCATCCAGCGATGGCTGCAATCGAGATGTGTGTAGCTGCGCCGACGCGTGGTACCTGGCAGATGTAGCGGCGTTAAGCGGTAGCACCCCGATTCACGACACCACGACACCACAGACGGACCGACGATGATGACCGATTTGGCCACCAGCGGCGCGACACATGGCATCGACATCACCGCTGTCACGAGATTGAAGCATGCCGACCTTTACGCCGCGGCGAATCGACTGGGCAGTCAATCCGCTCTTGCGCGTCATCTTGGCATTCAGCCTTCGGAGCTTGGCGAGTGGATAAATCTCAAGCGGTGCCCTCCCGCTGATCCGATCGGTACACGATGGACCGAAGGGTATCTGCTGTCCATGCAGTCCCGACTTCTTGAGCTAACGGGCAAGGATTGGGAGGAGTTGTTCCCGCAGCATCTTCGCGACAACGTTCAGTTCTTGGATTGCCGCAAGACAATCGAGCAAACGCGTCGCGTTGAGGCTGAAGCGTTGTGCTCATACGCAATTGCCAGTTCTGAGCGGCTCGCACGGATTTCCAACGACGAGAGTGCCCCGGACCTGCCTGCAGTGTTGGAGAAGGCAATGCACTGTTTAAGCAGTCGCGAGTGCAAGGTATTGTCGGTTCGTTTCGGTCTGTGGGGTCATGAGCCACACACATTAGAGGCCGCAGAATCTGTCTTTAACGTCAGTCGCGAGCGAATCCGGCAGATCGAAGGCAAGGCAATCCACAAGCTGCAATCATGGTTCTCGTTGCATGCAGATGTTCGGTTCGACGAGAGCTTCACGGGCATGCTGCAGCGAGTGGGAAATAACGATGGACTGGTTGAAATCAACACGAAACAAGCATGAGCGGGTCCGTCAGTAGCGCGGAGATTGGGATGCGATTCGAGGTGAGGCAGCGTCTCCGAATTTGCGGAAAGTTCGCCGGCTATTCGCACGCGTTGCGTCTGGCGAGGACGATTGCAAATGAGACTGGTCGTTACACGCTGATCTGGGATCGCTCGAAAACCGGTAACGTGGTGTGGACGTCAAATCACGGTCAAATTCGGGAGATAGATGGATGATGAAATATCGGGTCCATTCGGGTCGCGGGGTGCTCGAGTCGGTAATGAGCAGAGATCACGCCACCGCAATCGCGGAGCAGATGTGCGCGGAGTACGGCCCGGGGTCACACTGGCTCGAGCCGGCCGGCGGGCTGTGCTCCCGATGCGCTGCACTGTCCGACGTGCTGTTGTCCGGCAGGTGCGAGGCCTGCCTTGACCCGTCCGGGCTGTACCCGCGGATGCTGCAAAAGGCGTGCAGGCTGTGCGCGAGCAAGGGCGTAGAGATGACGCCGGACGAGCTATGGAGCGAGATGGAATCATATCGCTCGCACATATTTAATTTGACTGGTATCTGGGAGCGCGTGCCACGCTTCATCTGGCGGATAATTTCGGAGCCGGACCAGCTGGCAATGTTTGCCGCGGAACAACGTATCCAGCGAGACGTGACGTCATGACTGACTCGGACCTTCGCGCAAGAATTGAAGAGTTAGAAACTTCGCTGCGGGAGGCCGCATCGTTAATTCGCCTCGGGTCGGAATTCATGCGGCAGCACCTGGTGATTGAGGAATGGTGCCATTTCCGGGACGCGGCGGTGCGGTTTCGTGAGATTTGTGACAAACGTCTCTTGACGTAATTTTCGCCGGCGATAAGCTATTTCGCGATCGGTGCCAGATTTGCAAAATGCCTGTGAGTGTGACAATGATTCCATTCTGCGTGGTGGCTTACGGGCGCGGTTGGCACCGATCCTCTCAATCACCACCAGACACCCCGCCAGGCCCCACACTCCCTGGCGGGGTTCTTTTTTTATGGTCCTGGTCTGAGACAGGGGGGGCGAGGAAGTGACCGCGAGCGGCAAGATATCGATCAAGCTTGGAACGACCATTTGCACCGTCGAGGCAGACAACGCGAAGGACGCATTTCGCCTTCTGTCTGAGTTCTCCGAGATCATCCAGGCACAGCAGTGCATCAAATGCAAGTCGCGTCTGCGGCACGTCCATCGCGTGGCCCAGAGCAAGTTCCACTACTTCGAGCAGCGCTGCACGAGCCCGCGCTGCGGGTGGCGACTGACCTACGGCGACAGCGATGAGCACGGGCTGTTTCCGAAGGGGTGGGAACCACCCTACGAGGCGCAGAACGAAGGACAGCAGACGGTCGACGCGCTCAAGGAATCGGGACAGATCAAGACGGGGGCGCAGGTGGCGGCCGAGAAACCGAAGACGCCCGAGCAGATTTACGAGCAGTCGTCGGCGTATCTATTCGCGCGTGAGTCGGTCGCGGATCTGGGCCAGGCCCGCGATCACATGCGACAGTCGGATTCACTGACCTACGAACAAAAGGTCACGCTGCATGACGTGGTGTATGCCCGCTGGTTCGCGTTGTGCCAGGACGTGGACGAATTCCGCGCGATGGCGGATGCGCTCGAGAAGGACGAGGCCGATGGCTGGATAAATAAGGACGCCGCAACAAAACACTACCGGAAGATAAACCCCCGACTTGAGGAGATGCTGTAATGAAGGACGTTGATCGTTTTCAAAAACTGAATCGTCCGCTAACCGACGATGAGCGGGCGTCGTTGAGGTCCAGCATAGAGGCCAAGGGGTGTTTGAATCCGGTCGTGATGATGCAGGGCGACGTGATAATCGACGGCTACAACCGCTGGGAGATTTGCAAAGAGCTGGGGATCAAGGCGCCTGTAAAGCTGATGACGTTCGCCTCGGAGGATGCGGCGTACGAGTTCGCGATTGGCCTGCAGCTTGGCCGGCGGAACGTCTCCACCAGCGATCGGGACCGCCTTCTCGGGGAGTTGTATCGCGTCCGAAAAAACGGACATGGCGGAGACCGCAAGTCTGAAAAACCCGAGGAAAAATCAAGTGGTCAAAGTGACCACTTGAAAAAAACGTGCGAACAGATCGCTTCCGAAGTTGGCGTTTCGGAGCGGACGGTTCGACGTGCCGCCGAGGCGGCCGAGGCGCGCGAGAACCTGACGCCGGCGGCCGCAGAGTTGGTCGAGGAGAAGGGTGCGTCACGGGCGGACCTGGTCACCCTGTCGCAGAAGGAACCCAACGACCAAGAGCGGGTGGTCGACGCGGTGCGTGCCGGCGCAGAAAACGTACACGCTGCCTTGTCTCGCCTCGAATCGGAATCAGCGGGAGAAAAAGAGCTGCAGGCAAACTTCGATGATGCCGTGGGCCATCATCGCGCCGCCAAGGCAGCGGTCGACAAAATAAAGCGAGAGTTCCAGTGCGCGGCAAACGACCCCGGCGGCGATTATCTGCGATCGACAGTCGGCCGCCTGGTCGGCCACCTGAACGACGTGCGCAACTGGCTGCACGCGAACGAGCCAACCGAGCTGGTCGACGGCAGGTTCGTGACGCGATTCAGAAAGTCTCAGGACAAAAAAAACGATTGATGGTTTCGCTATCCCTATTTTGTCGAGTTCGTGGTCGCAATCGAGTTCGTGGTCTTGGTCGGGTTCGTGTTCGTGGTCGCAGTACCAGTCGATGGGATCATTTCGCACCCCGAGGCCCGAAAACAAAGAAGGTAACAGGAACGCCAAACCAAAAGATAGGAGTTAACACCCATGCGAAAAACGCTTCCAGATGAACACGGATGGTATTGGTCGAAGTCGCCAAGCGACGGCGATTGGTGCATGGCGTTTGTCAACATGAACCGCGAAACGATCACGCTTTTCGATGGTGTCGATCCGCGAAACGACCAGATTGAATACCCAATGGACGAGTTTGAAAACAGCGACCGGCATTGGTACGGGCCGTTCAACTGCCCTGGTACGGACTTCGGCCAGCACACGATTGTCATGGAGGAGGAACAGCACCAAAAGGCAGAGCGGGACGGCGAGGCAATCGTAGTGACGTATGCCGACTTCCACCACTGTGACGACCTGCACTCAAGTATCGCAATAGTACGGGAGATGCAGCGAGGAAGCAGCCAGGGCGATTACCCAGCGTGAGACGCGAGAAAAGGGAAGGAGTTGTAATGGATAACGCCGATTTTGAACGCGTTGAGGAAATGATCTTGAAGCTTGGAGACGCCGTTCGCGACTCGTTTGCGGGTGATGATTCTGATTGCCCGTATTTCAGCCAAATAATCGAACAACTGAACAACCTTTCCGAATCGATATGCCCGGCCGGTGCATGCGGTCGCGATGCCTCCGGCGGAACTGTTGGGTCGATTACAGAGGCTGTGATGGGTGCGACGGGTGGTCTTCATGCGATCGCGAGAGCGATTGCCGATGTGAGTTCTTCGTTGGACGCAATCGAGGCGGGCTTGCGCCAATGAGCTTTCGGTTGCGTGACTATCAGGCCGAGTGCGTTGAGGCGATCAGCGCGGCGCACGAGGAGCACGACGCGGTGCTGTGCGAGCTGCCCACCGGCACGGGCAAGACGGAGATCTTCGTCGAGTACAGCCGGCGTTTTCCCAGGACTATGATTGTTGCGCCCTGGCTGACTCTTATCGATCAGGCAGCCAAGAAGATCAAGGATCGAACGGGCGAATGGCCGGCGATCGAGCAAGGAAAGTTGTGGGCGAACGAAGGCGAGTGGGGACGCCTCCCGCACGTGGTTGCGAGCAAGGCATCGTTGACCAGGATTTCCGCGAAGAACCCACACCCGCGATATTTGCGGTTCCATGAGATCGATTTGGTGATCGTCGACGAGGCGCACTATTCAGCAACCAGGTCGTACAGGGACATGCTGCAATACTTCCGCGCCCACGGAGCCAAGGTGCTAGGCGTCACCGCCACCGCGAAACGCCATGACGAGACCGCGCTCGGTGAAGTGTACGATACCGTGGCCTACCAATACCCGATGATTACAGCGATTGAGGACGGGTGGTTGTGCAGGCCGCGCGTAATATGCAAACAGCTTGAATCGCTGGACCTGACCGCAGTGGAAACTGCATATACGGTCAACGGGAAGGACTTCAACTTGTGCCAGCTGAACGAACAGCTGGAGCAAGAGGCGGTCTTGCTGGAGATTGCAGCGGCCACTGCGGAGAGCACCCGCGACCAAAAGACGGCGGTCTATTGTTCTTCGGTCGCGGAGGCCGAGGCGGTGTCTGGATTGCTGAACGACCGGCACGGTATTAAATCTGGCTGGGTGTGCGCTGACACGAAGAAGGTCACCAAGGTCCAGTGGCGGGACACCATGGACGCCTTCCGCGCGGGCGAGCTGACGCACATCTGCAACGTTGGGCAACTGACTGTCGGGTGGGACTTCCCGGGCCTGCAGGCGATCGTAATGGGGCGCCCCACAAAATCGTTGCCGCTGTACATCCAGATAATGGGTCGCGGGACACGCCCCCTGCCGGGCACGGTCGACTTTCCTGATTCGACGCCTGCGACCCGCAAGCACTCGATTGAGCGCAGCCGCAAGCCATTCTTCCGCGTCATCGACCTGGTGGACAACTCACTCGAGCACAAGATTGTTACGGCGCCGGACGTGCTCGAGGGCAAGTACTCTATCGAGGCTATCGCGCGGATGAAATCCGAGGCGGATTCTGGCGACGAATTCGACCTGAGCGAGGCGGCGATCAGGGCAGAGGAGGACGTGCATGTGCGGATGGAGAATCGCCGCCTGCGGGCCCGTGTCGCAGCCCAGGTGAGTGCTAGGTTCCGCGATACAGCTGCCGACCCGTTCGGCCACGGTCGGGTCGCGAGCAGTGGCCGGCGTGCCGGGGCGATCAAGACGCCGGCCACTGACAAGCAGCGCAAATTGCTGTGGGTGCGAGGGATCAAGGACGTCGACCAGCTGAATTTGAGCAAGGCCCAGGCGTCTCGGATGATCGGGCAGCTGATCAAGGGGACTCCAGTAGCGGAGGTGCGCCGGACGAACCGCCTGTGACAATTTATCCGCGTGACCGGCGCGCCGAGCCCCAGGCACTGTGGTGGTGGGTGGGGAGTAGCCGGGCAGGGGAAAGCCTGATAGCGATCTCGAGCGAGGTTGCCAGCACGGATTCCTNTTTGGCCGCCAATGGCGGCAGGCGGGTGGAGCCATAACCATAACATGGCTGAGTGATGACGCCTTAAACGAACCTGGGGAGCAGGGGGCGGGTGCGCGCCAACTTGCGACCGTCGAAAGATCCGGCCTCTTGTGTTTGCACCGGAAAGCTGGTCAGTAGCGTAGCTAAGGGCTTGAAAAGATGAAGGTCGACGTTGTTAACCCGAGGAAAGGCAAGATTCATGGCGGATAACTACGCCGACGAATTGCGGAAGCTGGCCGATACGCTGGACGAAGCGAAACGCGAACTCAACCTCGCCCGCGAACAATCCACCAAGCCCAAGCACCTGTATATCCGCGCCCGGCGGGCTGCGGTTCAAGCCGCCCGAGCTGTGGCGGCTGCGGTTGATCTGGGATTCTCTGAAATCTGGCCGCCAGGGCAGTGGGGTCTGTCCGCGATGCGTAACCCGGACGATCCCAATATGTCACGCGTCGACCAGAGACTGTGGCGCTGGGTCCCTCCTGTGCCGGTCAGGCCCCCTGCAACATTCCAATTTGGCGAGTGGAAGTTCAAAGTGCGGTCGGAGAAATATGGCAGCGGTTGTAACCCGGATGGAACGCTGCCAGACGATACCGCATTCGAAATTTGGATTAAGCAAATCTGCCCGTTCTTGCGTAGCCGGCAAAAAACGGGAAAGGCCGACGCCGCCGCATTCGACATTCCGGAGGTAAAAACCGATGACCAAGGGCGAATCCTTGGGCGTGATGGAAAGCCCCTGCAACTGGTCGAGAAAACCGACCCGGAAACGGGCGAGCCGGCTGGATGGTATCTGCAAGGCCCTGAGGCCCGAGTAACCGACGATTACGACGAAGTCGATACGCTGGAACACCTGCGCTGCCAAGCTGCCGATTGGGTAGATGCCTGCGCCCTGGCGGCGGACCTGATCCGCAAGGAATTGACCATCGCCAAGTGGCGACCCAAGTTTGAAGGCGCGGCCCAGGGTGACGATGAATCCGAGCCGACCAAGCCGACCGGCAAGCGTGCAACGGTAAACGAACGCATGGTGGGAACAATCATGGCAAACCCCGAGGCGATGGGGTGGAACTCGGCCCAATGGGCAAAGCACCTGAAGTGCGGGAAATCAACGGTAGTCGAAACGGCGACCTGGAAGAAACTCAAAAGTGCCCGGCTACGAGGCGAAGTGGATGTGAACGCGATCATCGAGGCCGGCAACGCGGCCCAGGGCGACGATGAAGGTCGAAGTTGTTAACCCGAGGAGAATCGTGAGTAGACCAATAACGGACTTGACAGATGTGGCCGCGAGATACATTCCCACGCCGGCCCAGATCAAGGCGGCGACGGCGAAGATCCGCGCGAGGTGGACGCCTGCGCAGGAGGTGGCTCACCAGGCGGTGCCTGAGAATCCGGCGCCGACGATCAAGCGCGTGGGCCCCCGAGCGAGTCGAGGTTGACGAAATATGATTCANTTTGAAGATGAAATCTCGATTGTGCGGTGGTTGTTGTCACCGGCTGGCGCCAACGTGGCCAACGAGGTTCGCGCACGTGCGCCGCACGCACCTATCGTGATCGAATTACACAGTGACGGTTTCATCCGCGTATACGGTGANGTGACCCCGCAAGAAGCGTCGGTGGTGATCGTGAATCGGCCCTGGGTGGATACAGNCGCCGGCGAGCGGGCGGCTGACGAATANGTGTGGTTGCAGTTGCGCGGCCGCCACCGCGCCGCCTATTGGCCAGGCCAGGTGATTGCGACCGGTCAATTTTCNCGACGGAGGCCGTCTGAGATTGAGGCGACCCGGCGCCGTGTGGCGGCCTGTGAGCGGCTAGAGTTTCTGCGGGCTCGTATGGGGGACGACTGATGGCTGGAAAGCGAAGCAAAGAGAAGGGGCGCAGAGGCGAGATCGAGTGGGCCGAGTGGCTGACAGAGGCCGGCTGGCCGGCGCATCGCGGCCGACAGTACTCGGGCGGGCCTGGCACACCCGACGTCAAAGGGGGGATTCCGGACACGCATTGCGAGGTGAAACGGGCCGAGAATCTGAGGCTGTACGATGCGATGGACCAGGCGATTGGTGATGCCGGCGATGACGTCGTGCCCTATGTGGCTCACCGGCGAAACAATAGGCCTTGGCTGGTCGTATTGCTCGCGGATGATATCGTGCGTTTTGCGCAAGCGGTGGTGGCGGCCGAAAACGAAGGTACGCCCAAAGTACGCTATATTGAGTGAGTGACCAGGGTGTGTGATGGCTTCGCACGGCGTGTTAGGCTGGGTGTCATGACCACCTTTGCCGCCCGCTCGCACAAGCTGCCCTCGCACTATCGCACAGTCTCCGACTGCGCACGCTGGCTGTACGAGTACGGCCATTTTGAGGGCACAGGCGTCCGCAGCCGCGACTTGCCTAAGCTGAGCGGAAGCGAGGAAGAGATTCGCCGCGCGGTAAGGTCGATACAGACACTGGACGCCAACCTGTCACAGCTGATCGAGCTGCACCACGGGCCAGGCCGCGCGTACGTGCCTGACGGGGAAATCGGGCCCGCCACCCGCGAGCTACTAAGCCTGCCCCGCTGCGCGAACAAGGACGTATACGACGAGTCGACGAAGCTTGCGCTGGCCGCCTGGCGAGAGGAGCAGGCCCAGACTGGCAGCGGTAGCTGGCCTGTGCCCGGCTGCGATGAGGCAGACCCCGACCGGGACGAGGTTCACTCGATCCGCATTGCACTCGACATACGGCGTATGGCTCTCAGCCGAGACTACCTGGACCTAGCCATCGCTGCGGCACAGCGTGCTGCGTGGGAGGTGGGGCTACGGCCTCGCTACCTGATTAACGGCGTCCCAGAGGAGGCCGAAATAGCTGTCCGATTCGAGTCCCTGCGAGGCTCAACGATCGGCTGGAATGAGTTCCCCACGCCCGGCACCTGCGGGCAGACGATACAGGGCCGTCTAGACACGGGATACCAGCCAGGCGGCGAGCGTGGATACATGTGGTTCGCGAATTTGCTCGTCCACGAGCAGTTCGGCCACGGCGCAGGCCTGCCCCACACCCGCGGCGGGGTAATGAATCCGTCGATCCTCCTGGTAGACCCCGTCAGCTACCGGCCTCGCGATCCGTCTCTGCAGCGAATGACTCGCTATTTTGGCGGCGCGGACGTGACGCCAACAACCGACCCAGACCCGGAATCCCCAACGACACCAGACCCGGAGAAGCCCGTGCTGCCCTGGAGCGAGATAGTCGAGATTGTGATCACGCTGATCCGTGAGTGCGGTGACGGCCGCCGCGAGTCAATCCGCGACCCTAGCCCGCGTCAGCGGTACGCGTTCGAGCGACGCGTACGCCGTCGCCTGCGAATGCCTCGATCCGAGTGGCGAGAGAGGGGCGCCGCGATCATGGAGGACATATATTCTGAGGCCCGCCAGGCGACAGACGCAGAAGTAGACGCTGTGCTTGCGGACGCGGCCGAGGATGACGAGCAAACCCCCGACGACGACACCCCTGGCGAGTTCGTGTGATGATCACGACGATTTGCTGCGCGCTCGCTCTGTCGGGCCCGGCCGCCGAGGCCGCGCCCGAGAAGCCTCTAGTGATCGAGGTCAAATCTGAGGTGGAGGAGCACAGTCTAGTATCGGTCCGGGTGGCAGACCCCTGCCCCGCCCGAGTACTACGACCTTAGCGTCCTGTCGGTGCGGGAGGGTGCGATACACTATGCGACGGTGATGCCGACGCGGGCCGCTGGCAGCTGGGTCTGGACTGGGCCGCCCGGCGTGTACGCGCTGAGGCTGACGGCGGCCAACGGCAAGGAGTTCCGAATTNCGACCGCAACGGTAACGATNACNTCGGTCGGTGCTGCGTCGCCTCGGCGGGGGATCGCGGCACAGGTCCGATCATTGGTGTCGAGGCATGCGCCGGATGGATTTCCCCGGGCGGCACTCGCTGAGCTGTACCATGAGGCGGCGGCCGGCCTGCGTGACGGCGCGAGGAGCTACAGCGAGACGTCTCGCTATCTGAGTGACGAGCAGGACAGGATTTTCTCAGACGCCGACGCATATGAGTGGGACACGAGCATCAGGCCAGCAATCGCAGCGGTCTGGAACTCAAAAGTGAAGGGTGCGACAACCCGCCGGCCTGCGGTAGAATTCTATCTTGCCGTGGCTCGAGGGCTCACTGGGGGGTGATTATGCAGTATTCCGACTGGACACCGCACGAGCGCGAGAACTTTCGCGCGTGGGCTCGTCAGTACCTGCCGTTTCTTGGGGCAGGAACCCTGATGTTAATGCGCGTCAAGTCTCTGGAGGAGATGTACGATAGTCAGTTCCGCGAGAAAGTAGACGCCCTGGACCCCGGCGCGGAGATCCCGAATGGGGCCGGGCACCCCGCCCCCGACCGCCTGACAGACCTGGCGGGCGCGAGCCCGATTACGCGGGA